TTGTTGCTATTGTATACCTCTTGCCTTTTGCATCTGTGCGAATGCTTTAATCTGCGCTCTGTGTCCTGATGACTTCTTATTCTCTTTCTTCTTTGGCATATACTTTTCAGGTTCAAGCTTGCTTTTCTTTCCGCTCCATGCGCACTCCATCATTGAAGCCAATAGTCCTGTGCGCCAGTATGGATCATCGGGGGGATTCAGATTGTCATATGCCATATACAATCCAATCTCTCTTGAATCCATTTCCTTCAATAGTTCCTGCCGTGTCTTGCCAAGTCGGAAGCCAAGATTGATCAGGTATTCATCAAGACTTCCTTTCAGTTTCCCGCTAGTTCATCAACGTCTTTCTTTGTGAATGCGTTCAACTTCAATGCAGCCGAGAAGATTCTCTGCAACACTGTTATCGATTTGGTTTCCAATACATCAATGTCTTGTGGATATGCAAACAAGGCAGTTCCCTTGTCATCACACAAACACATACAAACAACTCTGGCAATTGCCGGGCCGTCTGACTTTGCATCTTTGCTGATGTCGATTTCTAATGTCCTACGTTCTCTTCCCGATAGACTCTTGATGTGGACTGTTCCTCCCCACTCTTCACATTGAACAGCTTCCACCTTGCTATCATTCACTTGGATTATCTCATCTCTATTCATTCAGTTCCTTTCTGCATAATACAAAAATTGTGTTATGCTATTGTGATTGCACCTGTTAGTTTTACAGATACATCTGCGCCAAGGTTGTTTTCTACTTCCATTCCATTAGGACTGAAGCCAGTAACAAAACCTTGTGCTGTGTATGTGCTTGCTGTTCCATCTGCAAAGGATAATACAACAGCAACTTCTGCTGGTGTGACCATCAGTGTTGTTAAGCCAGTGTGAGTTGAATCATCTGGATCATATAGAACAGACATTGAAATCTCTCCAGCATCAGACAATGTGCTGAACCGGAATTCTTTATCAGTTGATGCAAGGTGTGTCTTCTCTACAGACTCCACACTCCAGCTTGGGCCATCAATTGAAACTACTTGAAGAATGGTTGAACCACCTATGCTGATGGTTGTTCCTTCTCCTGCTACTACGTTTGCCATTTATAAATCTCCTGTGTGCTAAATTTAGTCACAGGTATTTATGCTCCCGGCTGTGGTTCTTCCAACCTGATGATATAGTCGAGAGTCTTCCTATGGAGTCCAGCGTCGCTTCCATCGGTTGGCGGTGTGTAGCTCGATAGTTCATTGTCCAATAATGCGAACTGACAAGTGACAGTTCCCATTGCACCTTGGTATCCTTGGAATGAATCCCTGATGTCTTCTGCTAGGTTAATGCAATCGCTATAGTCTGTACTCCAACAATCGAATTGAAATCTTGCACGGAAGACGCCAGCCGCACCAGACAAGGTGTGATCGTGCGGGCCTGATATCTGTGTGAAGACAAGCACAGGAAAGACTGTGTTGCTTTGTGGAATACTATTCGGGAATATCCTTGTCGATACACGGGTTGTGATCGCTGCTTGATTTGTAATGAAATCATATATTGCGGCTTCTGGACTCATTTCTTCTTTGCCTCATCTTCAATCAGTTGTCTGATTGTATCCATTGCTTTCTCTTTACCGGGCTTCTCGTGTTGGTCAAAGGCAGGGCGCATGAATGGCTGCGGGCTTTGGTTCTCTGTTCCATACTCCACAAACTTTGCAATGAAGTTGTCATCATCAGTTCTTACATCAAGACCGATATACTTTCTGGATCGCTTTGCACTTCTAACCTTGATGCCTTTCTTTAAGTTCCCTGTGTCTACTGGCACAAGAGATTTTGCAGTCTTCTGAACTTCTTTCATCACAGGTCGCATTGCTTTGCGCAGTATCTTCTTTGTTACCTTTGCGCCAAGCTTGGTGAGTTTCTTGTCTATGTCCTTGATGCCTGTGATTTGTATTGCCATTAGACACTTTCCTTTGCCATCAGAATCAACTTTTCATTCATTTCATCAACATCAATTACAGATAAGATATTGAAGGTTCTGCCGTTGTGTTGAATCCTCTTCTCTGGTGTGATCGCTGCAACGTATCTGATTGTGATCTTGTGTGTTGTGTCTGCATGTGTTGCTTTGGCGTATTCCAGTTCTCTCCCGTTCAATGGTGATATGCTTGCCCATGATGTTGAATCAGTTGACCATGAATCTTGTGGCTGGCCTAGCGCATCCTGTGTGCTGTCATCATTGCTTTGAATCGTCACTCTATGTCTTAACATTCCGGCTCTCATACATAACCTACTGTGCGAAGTTGATCGGTTAATCTATGAAGCCCGAACTTCAATTCACTTGATATTGTTCCTACGATTTCATGTTCTCGATTCTCATACATCGAACCAACAAACAGCTTCACACAATGATTGAACATCTCTGGAACTGTGCTGTATCCAGTTGTGAATCTTACTGTTACGCTATCCACTCTGCATTGTGAACCGGGCCAAGATTTTGTGGTGATCGGTTCAATGATGCCGGGCTGATATGTTGGCAAGGTCACAACATAATTTGCGCTGCTCCATGTTTGCTGTGTTCCGTCATCATCCCAATACTTAACAGAAGACACTGCAAGGGCTGGTGATCTTGGTATCTCGATTGCAATCCTGTTCTTTGGGAAGCTTGCAAGATTGTAATCCCAAGTGTGATTCCTATAGTCTCTGCCTGTTTCATGTTCGATGTATTCGATGGCTGCAATCTTAATGTCTGCAATGTACGCATCGTCTAAGCTTCCATCAACTCGCAGATGTGTTTTCAGTTCTGCTGTTGTCGGGCTGGCTTGGGCTGTGCTGTCTACTTGTATTAGCATGAAAGTATGTAGTGGGTTGGCGCATAAAAAAACCCTGCCATCTACATTGATGGCAGGGCTTATCATGACAGCTAACACCGATTATCCGATAAATGTTTTGGCTGTCATATTTCAGATTACGAACTTGACATATGCTTAACTGCGCCAGTGTTAAGCAAGTTGCCTCCAGTTCTCATGTAAGCCAGAATTGCCACTGCTCTCTTGGTAGCAAGCAATTCATGGAGAACCTGAACTTGTACCGTGCCAACATCTCTTACGATATATCGAGAGAAGTCACCAAAGATAATGAAGTCATCATTTGCTCCATTGTTCACAACCATATCATTGTTGACATGGAAGGGTTTTCCTAGAAGCTGGTCTGGATATCCACCAGCAATACCAGCAAGTGAAGAGTTCCATAGTGGTCTTGCATCCGAGTCCACCAGAAGCTTCATATCACGAAGCACAGTATCATTAAACATCCAACCACAAGAAGCACTGTTACGATAAGAAGGGTCTACGCTGTGCATAAGCGTTACAATGTTTTCATAATCAAACGTAGCTGTTCCATCCGCAACAGTTCCTTCTGTTGATCGTGCAACTAGACCATTTGGTTTTGCTGTGCCGTCTCCAGTTGTGAAGTGTGCATTGGTTGCTCTTGCCAATCTTGTGCCAAGTGCATCAACAACAAACGACATGATATCCATTTCGCTATCTTGTATCAGTTCAACAGATACAGGAAAGACTTCTGTGACATAGGTATAAACTGGAACGCTTACAGAACCGAATGTGATAGAATCATTGGTGGCATCAGTGTTTTCACCAACGATATTTGCTGAAACAGCCGTGTCATCAATTGTGGCAAAATGCCTTGCACCACCATCAGAAGTGTTGATTCTTTTTGCGGCTGCTCTGACTCCACCATGTGCCAGAAGAACTTCATCGAATCCTTCAAACATGGAGAGATTGATACCGTGTCCACCTTCCGTTGTGGTTGTGGACTGCGCTCGAAGACTCACATCCATTGTGTTTGAATTCATATTCAAACCACACTTGCTTGCGGCTTCTGTGTACTGTCCTTTGTTCAAGTGATCTTGACCACCTGCACGCAACAGCCAACCTTTGCAAGCGTTCTGCTTATCATCTTCTGTGATGATAGGATTGCTTCGGTATTCTTTGTTCTGTGATTGTGGAATATTGCAATCGAGTCCTTCAACCTTTTCAATCCGTGAACTGGCTTCTGCTCTCTCTTGCAGGTCTTCTTGTGCTTTGTCCATTCGATCAAACTTCTCAGACTCTTCTGCCGTGAAGTTTCGATCTTCATTTTTGATTACTGCGGAAAGCTCGTGCATCTCTTTCACAACAGATGCTCTCTCTTCTCTCAGCTTTTTTGATTCATATAGATTCATTTGTTACCTCTTGCGTCTTGTTAGTTTTTCTTGGCAACGCAACAGGCTTGGCTGTACTCTCTGCACTTGGGCTTTGAGGTTGCAAGGTTATCTATGCACGGAAACGAAAAAAGCCCTGTCGAAACAATCGACAGGGCTGAAATCAAAATATATCTAATGCTGAAGTTATATAGGCAGGTTGTTCAGTTTCTCGATTCTCTTCTGTGTTTCCTGTTTGGCTTTCCAGTTGTCATATGATTGCAGTGTGGCTGCATCTCTGGTGCTGGCTGTTGCTCCCTCATATGCTGGATATGTTACCGGGCCTACGTCAACCAAGCTGACATCTGTAATTGTCCTGACTTCCTTGCCGTCTTCCTTGCTCCACTCATCTCCTGTAATTTGGAATGCGAAGCTTGAACCTGTCAAATCTCCCCTGTCAAGCTTGCTCTTCACTCTAACATGATCGGCATCATTTGCATCAAATGGAATCGAGTAGCGCAATCCCTTTGCATCAGTTGTGATGTGGAGTGTTCCGGCTGATGTCCTGCCAAGTAAGTTGTCTGGATTGTGGTTGTATAATGCTCTGACATCATGCCGTTCATCGATAGCACGGTTGAAAGCTGTCTTGCTCATTCTCTCAACAGGGCCATCCTTCCACATCTTGAATTCAGTTTCAGGTGTTCCGTCAAAGAAGACAGAAGCATATCCACTGATTTTGTTTCCTTCACTTCTGATGTGCGTCTGGTTATATCGTCTTTCCATTTATCAACCTCTCTGTGTGTTCTTTAATATCTATGCGGCTGAATACAGAAGCCCGTTGTTCTGGCAAGCTGGCCTGCAACTCTTCTGCCAGTCCTGTCAGAAGATCATCTGTGAATTGTTCGGCGGCTGGGAACATCTCGAATGATTCCAGCATGATTGAACGGCTGGCTTCGATGTCCTTCCCCTTTGCCATCCTGTTCACCAGCCGTTGCAGGGTGGCTGCTGTGATCGCTCTCAGTGGCTCTGTATCGTCTTCTGTGTCTTCTGTGGCTGGTTCATCGTCTGCCGGGCCGTCTGTGTCCTGTGGCTCGTCCTGTGGCTGCTGTTCAAATGTGGTGCCTCCGTCTTCTGGTTCTGGTTCTTCACCTTCAACCAAGATATTTGCAGGTCTTCTGAATGTGTGGCTTGGGTCTTTCACTGTCGGCCTGTTGTTCATTGCTCGCAACTCTTCAAATGAGATGATTCCATTGTTGTATTCTTGAATGGCAAGAGTGCTTTGTGTTGTGGCATCGATGCTGATGATTGCTTTGCGTTCAAACTCCATGAAGTGTGAATCATTTTCCTTCTGCTCTTCAGTCAATAATTTTTGCGAACATTCAGATTCCCAGTTGTGAAGCCATCCGTCCAAGGTATTAGATAAGAAAGACTTGCTTTCACTTTCCAAACTGCTGTGGCTGGTGCTGATGTTTGCGCCAAGCATATGTGGCGGAATGGAGAGAATGTTAGAAACCATGATTCGATCATTCTCCATGCTCTCGGACAATTGTGATTCTTCATTGTTGTTAGATATAGGAATCACCTTTGCGCCAGATGTCAGAAGTGCAGGTCTGTGGCTGTTGGTCAAACCTTGGTGCATACTTCCCCATTGATGACGGAACTGCTCGATCTTTTCTTTGTCTCGAATGTTCGGCGGCAGTTCAATCACAACAGATGGCTTGGCTGCATTCTTGAAATAGACTGCACTGTATCGCATGACAGACAAGCCCAAGCCAAGTGCGTCTTTCATAACATCGATAACACTCCAGCCGATAAGACCATCAGGACTTAAACCTTTGATGTGCAAGACATCAGAGAATCTTAACTTCCGTTCTTCACCATCAACGGTTGTGACGTAAAGAAGCTGGCCGTTCTCTCTTGCTGGGAATGTCTGTGTGCTATCCAACATAATCAGTTCTATCGGGTTGCCACCACCATCACGAGAAATCCAAGCATAAGCATTCCCGTGAAGCAATGCGTTTTGCATCATGGATTGCTTGAAGATGTAATGTGATGTGTGATCGTTGGGGCTTCTCTTCAACAGACGATAGGCAGGATGTTCTGTGGCTCTCTCTCTGCTATCGTTATCCCCTCTTCGATATGTGAGAAGTGGAAGCTTTGCAACTGATTGTGATATCAGTTGTATTCCTTTCCATACTGCCGGGTTTCCCAAGGCAGAACGGTCTGTGATCCTAACACCACTGAAGGAAGTTTCGCCACCTAGAATATCAATGGCTTCATTGATACTCACGTTCTCTCTGTTGAAAGGATTGCTACGCTTTATAAGATTCTGTATCCATGCCATGCCAGTATGTAGGGCGGCTGGCTTGCTTTTCATCTCTATAACAACATGCAGATATCAAGATCGGGGCTGGCTTCAATGGACTGCACACCAGACATTGCAATGATTGTTGCAGATGCTCCGTCAATCCTTCCATGTGATCGAAGCTTATCAATCATTATGTGATCCTGTGCATCGCTGCGAAGTGTTATGTTCTGCATGTTCCACGATAGAATCGAGTTGCCATTGTGTCTGATGGTGTTGGCAAGAATCATTCTTTCAAAGTATGCAGTGGGAGAAGACATCGATTGATAGGACTGGCGCACCTCCACCATAGGAATATCATGGTCATACTCTAGGATTTGGCGGCTCTCTTCAAAGCCATATGGATCATATCGGACTTCATACACATCGAACAGATTGCAATCCTTGATGATTCCTTCTCTGATTGCAGATGGATCGATCACATCACCGGGTGTTAGTTGTATCAATCCTTCCGTCTGCCACCTGATATATGGCACACGGTCTGCCTTTTCTTTCTTCAATGCTCCGTCTTCTGGCATATAGAATCTTGGCAGGATGTAAAGCAAGTCGTCTTTCATCACAACAACAACATGGCTGGCAAGGTCTAATCTTCTTGCACTATCAACACCGATGAAGGCAGGGCAACCGTGCAGACTCTCTTCTGTGAAATCTTCTTTACACTCGTGCCAGACATTGGAAGCAATCCATTGTTCTGCACTGCCTACCCACTGCCCACATAGCAAGGTTCGGAATGCGGCTTCCTCTCTTGGGTTGTTCTGAACGGTCTTGTATTTCTCGTGATAGAAGGACTTCGGAACAGTGATGTCAACAGATGGATTCGCCAGCCACCATTGTTCAGGACATCGCCAACCTTCTTTATCTCCATCACACTCTCCACATATGCAAGACGATTCTTCTGGTATGTTGTATATGACTGGCAGGAAATGCGGGTCTTCAATCTCTGCCTCTTTCACCTTCCTTGCATACTCATAAAGTTCAAAGCCAAGATGTGATCGGTCGAATTGTGCAGTTGATATGACAACATGCAAGCCACCTCTTGCAGCCGTTGCACCTGCCAGACGATCATAGATTGTCCTTGCATGTGTGGCGTTCCACTCTGCTATCTCATCATTCAGTACAGGACCAAGCTTGCGCTTGGTCCTGATATTCCCTCCGGTGTTGTTGGCATCACTCGCAGCTTTCCTTTGATAGCTTGCTTGCTTGTCCATTCAATTGTGTTGTTGGTATCTCGCAGCCACAACTGCTTGGACTTCCCAACGTAGTTATTAAGCTTCCCATATCTGCATGTGTTGGCTGCGAAGTTGAAGACGATCTTGGCTTGCTCGATCTTACTAGCAATCACATATGCTGATGCTGCTGGCTCTTCAACGATGATGTGATACAGGGCAATGGCTGCAATCAGTCCTGACTTGTTTTGCTTCTTGGGAATCCAGATGCCACAATGTGTGTACCGTCTTGAATCATCGGACTTGCGCCGCCAACCATATAGCGGCTTGATGATGTCTGTGTATTGCCAAGGTATCATCTTCAATGGTGCGCCAACATCTCCACCAAGACAGCGTTCTGTTATTACACAAAACGATTCATAGAAATCCTTGAACTTCAAAGCATACGATTCATCGAAGTAGAATTCATCCAAGGAATCTATCGAGTTCGTCTGTGCTTGGTTGGTCTGTTGTGCTGTCAAATAATACCTTGGTGAGTCTGTCTATCTGGCTGGCTGCAATCGCTTTGATTGCAACTGCCGGGTGTGCTTTGGTTGTGGTCTTTGTGGTGATCGTCAATCCTTCATTGTTTAAGATGTTGGATGCTGTTCTGTATTGTGCATAACTGTCTGCCAATATACAAAGCTGTTCCCTTGTGCTGACATCATCTAGGTTCACAAGTGGCGCAAGCTTCTTCCAGTATTGCTTTGCAGTAGAAGACAACCAGCTTGGACATTGATGCTTAACTGACACTTTGCATCCTCCGTGATATCAAGCCCAACTTGCATTGCAGTTCAACAGCCAAGCCAACATCACCTGTGGCTTGTGCGGCTTCTATATCACTGATGATTCTTCGCATGGCTCGACGTAGTATCCAGAAGTTTCGGAAGCTCTTGTGCTGTCCTGTGGCCTGTGGTTTGTATTGTTGCATG